TGAAACAATGGGAGCAATCATTCTCGGAGATTGTTAAGAGGTTCGACTGATGGCAGGATCACGCACACTCAAGCTGTCGATACTTGCCGATGTCGATGATCTACGCAAGAAGCTCTCGGCTGGATCAAATGAGGTCGAAGGATTTGGCAGTAAAGTCGCAGACTTTGGCAAGAAAGCGGGATTGGCATTCGCGGCGGCAGGTGCGGCGGCGGCGGCATACGCTGGCAAGCTTTTGGTTGATGGTGTCAAGGCGGCAATCGAGGACGAAAAGGCACAGACCGCTTTAGCTACTAGCCTTCGCAATGTCGCAGGCGCAAGCGATGAAGTCGTCGCCAATGTTGAGAAATACATATCAAAGACGGCTGTGGCAGTCGGTGTCACTGATGATCAATTGCGTCCAAGCTTTGATCGGTTAGTGAGAAGTACAAAATCAGTTGAGGAAGCGCAAAGACTTCAGGCACTTGCTTTAGATATTGCGGCGGGAAGCGGCAAATCTCTCGAATCGGTCAGCGCGGCTTTGGCTCGCGGCTTCGATGGTAATACTGCGGCGCTTGGTCGCTTGGGCGTAGGACTATCAGCCGCCGAATTGAAATCGATGACTTTTGATGAAGTCACAAAACAACTTGCAACAACTTTTGGCGGTCAAGCCACAGAGCAGGCTGAGACATTCTCAGGCAAGATGGAACGATTAGGCATTGCATTCGATGAAGCGAAAGAGACTGTGGGATCATTCGTACTTGATGCCATCACGCCATTAATTACCAATTTTGTTGATAAAGGCATACCCGCGATCCAGGATTTCGCAGACAAAATTGGCAATCAATTGTCGCCTGTCTTCACAGATTTATTTATTTTTATTCGCGAAGAAGCATTGCCAGCATTGCAGAGGTGGTATCAATTCCTGGTCAATGTGGTCATACCTGCAATCATCAAGACCGTCACACCGGTCATTCAAGGCATATTCTCAGCATTCAACAAAGTCAAGACTGCAATTGATCAGAATTATGAATCACTGAAGCCATTGATTGACGGCTTCAAAACTTTTGTGAAATTCCTTGTCTCAGATGTCTTGCCAATTGTCGGCAAGGGATTAGGCACGGCATTCTCAGCTTTAGGATCAATCATCGCGGGGCTGGTCAAAGGATTTGCGGCAGTCGCCGATGCAATTGGCGATGTGGTCAGTGGCGTTAAATCTTTGATCAATTTAGTCACGGGCAATCCTGTCGTGAAAGGCATTAGCAATCTGATTTCATCGGCTTTTGGTGGCGGTCGAGCTGAAGGCGGATCAGTCAAAGCTGGTACTTCGTATGTCGTAGGTGAGCGCGGCGCTGAGATGTTCGTGCCAAAGACTGACGGTGTGATCGTGCCAAATAACAAGCTTGGTGGCGGTGGTGTGGTCAATAATTTCAATATTAATGTGACGGGCGCTCTTGATCAGGAAGGCGTTGCGCGTCAGATTGTGGATATTCTCAACAATAGCTTTTATCGCGGCACAATCGGAGCGGGTGGCTTGGTGTCAGCATGACGGCTTATACGCCCGAATGGAAGGTCTTAATCGAAGGCGTGGAATACCAAAACATCACGCTGACCAATCTGACAATTTCATCAGGTCGCACAAATATTTATGAGCAAGCTGTGGCGGGTTATTGCAATCTGCAACTGATCAAGCTTGACAATACAACGACCACCCTTGACATCAATGACGGTCTGACCGTACAAATCAAGGATTCAACGGGCGCTTATGTCAATATTTTTGGCGGCTTTATTGCCGAATATGCCACTGAAATCACATCAGTGGGTACGGTGGGCGATGCTCAGACCATCAGCATTATTGCGCTTGGGGCTTTGGCTCGATTGCCACGATCCTTGACTGAAGGCGTACTCAGTACGGATTTTGATGGCAATCAGATATACACGATCCTGGAACAAGTGTTATTCGGTCAATGGAATGATGTGCCCGCCGCGCTAACTTGGGCGGCTTATGATCCCACTGAGACTTGGGCTAATGCCCTGAACACAGGCTTGGGCGAGATTGACCGTCCAGGCGATTATGAGCTGGCAAATCGATCTGCCAGCACGACCGATATTTATTCACTTGTTGCGGCGCTGGCGACATCGGGGCTTGGGTATATCTATGAAGACGCATCAGGTCGCATCGGTTATGCCGACTCGACTCATCGAAGCCAGTATCTCGCGGCTAACGGATATGTGGATTTATCGGCTAATACTGACGCTTTGGCGCGTGGCTTGAAGACCGCAGTGCGCGGCGGCGATGTTCGAAATTCGATCACGATTACATACAAAAACGGTCAGCAACACAGTGCTGAGGACGCAACATCAATTCGCACATACGGCAAATTGGCGCAGAACATATCGACATCGCTTGAGAATGGTGCAGACGCTACAAGTCAAGCGCAATTCTATTTGACGCTGAGAGCCTATCCGCAAGCGATATTTGATTCGGTCAGCTTTAACCTGGCAAATGATTTGATTAGTAATAACGACCGAGATTCATTGATTAATGTCTTCATGGGTATGCCTGTCAATATTACGGGTCTGCCGATAAACATGGGATCAAACTTTCAGGGCTTTGTTGAGGGCTGGACTTGGACGGCTGGCGTTAAATCGGTGACGCTGAAATTAAATGTCTCTCCAATCTCATTCTCGCTTCAGGCATTCCGATGGAATTCCGTGCCTGTCACCGAGTATTGGAACACCTTATCCCCTACACTGACATGGCTAGATGCCACAATCGTGGCGTAAAGGAGAATAAATATGGCGACCACGACCACGAATTTTGGGTGGGATATTCCACAATCGACTGATTTAGTCAAAGACGGTGCGACCGCAATTGCAACACTTGGTCAGGACATCGATACAGCTTTGGTCGATCTCAAAGGCGGCACGACCGGTCAAATTTTGGCTAAAAATTCAAATACTGATCTTGATTACACCTGGATAAACAATGATCAAGGAGACATCACGGCTGTGACTGTCACATCGCCTATTACAGGCGGTGGCACATCGGGATCAGTCGGCATTGCTTATGACTACGCGGCAGGATCAAAATTAACACTTAATGCTCAGACTGCTTCTTATACTGTGGTATTGGCTGACGCAGATCAAAAGCTTGTAACGATGAGCGTTGCATCAGCTAACGATTTCTTAATTCCTACGAATGCGAGCGTGGCATTCGCAATTGGCACTGTCATCAATGTAATTCAAATCGGCGCAGGACAGACAACAATCAAGGCTGTTTCATCGGGTACGACAACGATTCTCTCTACGGGTGGAACGGCGGCACAACCTAAATTGCGCGCACAATATTCAGCCGCATCTTGCGTCAAAGTCGCCACTGATTCCTGGTATGTGATTGGCGATATTGCATGACAATTCTTGGAATTATTGCGGCACAAAATTATCCGCGCACTAGATTATTTGATGTCTTAGTTATTGCAGGTGGTGGATCAGGCGGCACAGCATTCAGTGGTGGTGGCGGTGGTGCGGGCGGTCTATGCCAGCAAGACAACAGGACACTAAACGGCGGCACAACTTACACCGTGACAATTGGTGGCGGCGGTGCGCGCACAACTACCGATGGAACAACTGACGGGAGTGATTCCGTATTTGACACCATAACCGCAAAAGGCGGCGGTGGTGGTGGATATAACGCCGCGTCAAATGGTCGCAGTGGTGGTTCAGGTGGCGGTGGGCGATTCAGTGCAACAGCAGGCGGTTCTGCCACACAAGGTAATAGCGGCGGTGCAACGGGTTATGGGAACTCAGGTGGCTTTTATTCAAACACTTCTCCATCAGGTAATGCACCTTCAAGCGGCGGTGGCGGCGCTGGCGCTGTCGGTGGTTCGCCAACTGCCACAAGTGATAATGGTGCGACAGGTGGAGCAGGTAAAGACACTTGGTCTTCTTGGGCAACTGCAACATCGACAGGTGTGAGTGGGTATTACGCGGGCGGCGGTGGTGGTGGTGTTTATTATGGCGGGTCTTCAGGTGCTGGCGGTGCTGGTGGCGGTGGAGCAGGCGCTCCATCGAGTTCAGGACAAGGCGTTGCAGGAACGGCAAATACGGGTAGCGGCGGTGGTGGCTCTCGTGGTTACGATGGTGGTTCTTATGGCGGCAACGGTGGATCAGGAATTGTTATCTTAAGAACAAGCGGAACATATACAGCAAGTGCGACAACGGGAAGTCCGACAAGGACTGAAAGCGGCGGTTACACTTATTATGTATGGACAGGCGATGGGAGTATCAAAGTCTGATGGCACACTTCGCAAAGTTAAATCAAAACAATGAAGTAATTGCGGTTCATTGCGTAAATAACGATGTATTGGATATTGACGATGAAGAAGCATCAGGAATTGCTTTTTTAACAGCATTACATCAACATGATTTGTGGAAGCAGACTTCATACAACAATAAATTTCGCAAGCAATTTGCTGGCGTGACTTACAAGTATGATCCAATCAATGATGTATTTATCGCGCCGCAACCTTATCCGTCATGGTTGTTAGACGATAATTTCGATTGGCAAGCGCCCAAGCCGAAACCTAAAGACGGTCATTATTATTGGAATGAAAGTGAAGGTGATTGGCTTGAGTTTATATCCTGAAGCCACAGCTCAACGCTTATGCGAAGTGGCATTAGCTGAAGTGGGCTATATCGAGACACCTGACAACATCACAAAATACGGTGAATTTACAAAAGCCAATGGGCTGGCTTGGTGCGGATCATTCGTCAATTGGTGCGCTCATCAAGCTGGCGTGAAATTGCCATCAATGGTAAGCACTGCAATGGGAGCGGCTCGAATGAAAGATGTCGGTCGCTGGCATACAGAGAATCCACTGCCAGGTGATCTTGTATTTTTTGACTTCCCGCATGATGGCGTGGATCGCATCAGTCATATCGGAATTGTCGTTGCAGTCCAGGACGGCGCAATCATTACTGTCGAGGGTAATACC